AAGATTGTAGGTAAGATTACTAGTGCTAAAGAAAAACAATCACAAAGAGTAGAAGATTACTTAAATTATCTTCTTACTCATGAAATGTCAGAGTACAGAACAGAAACAGAAAAGATGTTATTTTCATTACCTCTTGCAGGTTCTGCTTTTCGTAAAGTTTACTTTGACCCAAGTTTAGATAGACCTAGTTCTATCTTTGTACCAGCAGAAGATGTCGTAGTTAATTATGGTGCAAGTGATTTAGAAACTTGTGAGCGTGCTACTCATGTAATGCGTAAGTCTTCTAACTCAGTTAGAAAAATGCAAGTGAATGGTTTCTATAGAGATATAGATATACCTGATGGTTCAGATAATAGTACAGATATCACTAAGAAATATAATGAAATTACTGGTGAAACAGATACTTATAACTACGATAACACGCACACTATTTTAGAAATGCAGGTAGATTTAGACCTTAAAGGTTATGAAGATACCAATCAATCAGGCGAAGAAACAGGTATAGCTATACCTTATGTTGTAACAATAGATTATCCAAGCGGTATGATTTTAAGTATTCGTAGGAATTACTTTGAAGATGACGCTAAAAAATTAAGAAGGATGCACTTTGTTCATTATCAATACCTACCAGGATTAGGTTTCTATGGGTTTGGTTTAATACATATGGTTGGCGGATTAGCTAAATCAGCTACATCTATACTAAGGCAATTAGTAGATGCAGGTACTTTAAGCAATCTGCCTGGTGGTTTAAAAGCTAGAGGACTGCGTATTAAAGGAGATGATACTCCTATTATGCCAGGTGAGTTTAGAGATGTTGATGTTCCTGGTGGAGCTATTAGAGACAATATTACATTCTTACCTTACAAAGAGCCTTCAGGAACTTTGTATTCTCTACTACAAAACATAGTAGAAGAAGGCAGGCGTTTTGCTAGCATATCTGATATGAAGATATCTGACATGAATAATCAAGCACCTGTAGGTACAACCTTAGCTTTAATGGAAAGAAACCAAAAAGTTATGAGTGCTGTACAAGCTAGACTTCATGCTTCAATGAAAAAAGAATTTGATATTTTAGTTGGCATTGTAAGAGACTTTACAGACCCAGCTTATCCATACGAAACAGACGAAGAAGAATTTATAAAAGCAGAAGACTTTGATAACAGAGTAGATGTATTACCTGTATCAGACCCTAATGCTGCAACTATGGCTCAAAGAATTATGCAATATCAAGCTGCTATGCAATTAGCACAGTCATCGCCTGATATGTATAACTTACCTGAATTACATAGACAAATGCTTGAAGTATTAGGCATTAACGATGTAGATGATATTATTCCAGATGGAGATGATATCAAACCAGTAGACCCAGTTACTGCGGTACAGAACTTAATTAATGGCAAACCAGTAAAAGCCTTTGTTCAACAAGACCATGAAGCACACATATCTGTAGTAGCTTCAGCTCAACAAAATCCTGAGATTATGAGTACAGTTGAAAGAAGTCCTAATGCACAAGGTATTCTTGCAGCAGCATCAGCATATGTAAATGAACACTTAACTATGAAATATAGAAAAGAAGTTGAAGCTGAAATGGGTGTTGAGTTACCACCAGAAGGTGAACCTCTACCAGCAGATGTTGAAAAACGAATTTCTAGTCTTGTAGCAGAAGCAGCTAAACGAGTTTTTGGTACATCGCAACAAAGAGCAGAACAAGAAAGAATAGAACAACAACAACAAGACCCACTAATAATAGCTAAAGAAAGAGAAGTGGCTATTAAAGAACAAGAAGCAATGCGTAGAGCAGAAGAAGGTCAAGCTAGATTACAGTTAGACGCATCTAAAGCAGCCAATAGAGATGCTATAGAAAGAGAAAGAATTAAGGCTCAAACAGAAATAGCTGGTGCTCAAATAGGGCAGAAAACAGCTAGTGACTTGTTAAAAGCCGACCAACTATCAGATAAAGCAGCTAGAGAAGATTTCATAAAAGGTATTGACATAGCAAAAGATATGCTTGAAGATAGTAAACAGAATGGAAAATGATATCACAGAGCTATCACTATCAGAACATCTGAAGTTAAAGTTGCGTGGTATGATGAATGAACATGCCGACCATATGAGTACAGGAGCTTGTAAAGACTTCTCCGAGTATCAAAAAATGGCAGGTATTGTCGAGGGTTTAGCCCTTGCAGAACGAGAACTTTTGGATTATGTCCAGAGGAACTTGGAGAGATAGGAACTCGACTCCTAAAGTCGTGCAAAAAATATGAGTGACAAAGGAAAAATAATGCCTAAACCTGAAAGTGTTAAAACCCCTGAACTAAGCAAGGAAGCTAAAAGTCAACTGCCTGTACCTAAAGGCTGGAAGGTTTTAATAGCTATGCCTAAAGCAGATGAAAAATCTAAAGGTGGAATTATAAAAGCATCCTCTACTATACAAGACGAAGAAGTCAGCAATATATGTGGCTATGTCTTAAAACTTGGTACTGAATGTTATAAAGACACTAAAAGGTTTCCAACAGGAGCTTGGTGTAAAGAAGGTGATTGGGTAATCTTTAGAGCTTATTCTGGCACTCGCATGAAAATGTATGGACAAGAGTTTCGTTTAATTAACGATGATACTGTGGAAGCAGTAGTCGATGACCCTACAGGAGTAGTTAGAGCATGAGTAAGACAGAAATTATTAACGAAGAACCTAATATTCCAGAAGCTGTACCTCAATCAGAGGAAGACAAGTTTTTTGGTAAAACTACAGAAATAAACAATACAATACCTGAAGGCTTAGAAGTTGAAGTTATTGATGATGTTGAAGTAGTAAACGATACTCCAGAAGAAGATAGAGTAGCAAAAAAATCAGAAGATAATACTCCTGATGTAGATGATGAAACAGTAGATAAAGAAATTTCTGACTACAGTAAAAGAGCTGGTGACAGAATAGCTAAAATCAAATACGAGTATCACGAAGAACGCAGAGCTAAAGAAGCTGCTGCCAGAGAATCAGAAGAAGCAATAAAACGCTTACAAGTCCTAATGTCAGAAAACCAAAAGCTACAAGCTATGGTTGACCAGGGTGGACAAGTTTTAAATAAACAAGCATATAACAATGCTTTATGGGCAAAACAAAATGCTCAAGAAGCTTTTAAGAAAGCATATGAAGAAGGCAATGCCGATGAAATGACAAAGGCACAAGAGTTACTATCAAAAGCAACTCTAGCAGAACAGCAAGCTTCTTCAATGGCTGCACAGGTTCAACATGAAATTGCTAGCAAAATGCCAGTAGAACAACCTGTAGCACCTCCACAACAGCAATTAGACCCAGAGATGCAAGCTTGGTCGCAAAAAAATCCATGGTTTATGGGTAGCGAACCAGTTCACAAAGAGATGACATCTTTTGCTATGTATGTTGACCAGTCATTACAAGCTAAGGGTATAGACCCTGCTTCAAAAGCTACAGAATATTATCAAGAAGTTGATGTTGCTATGCGACAACAATTTCCAACCTTTTTCGGTGTCCAACCTTCTAATCAACCAGAAATGGTTCAAGAGAATGAAACACCAAAACGACAACCATCAACAGTTGTTGCATCCGCCACGAGGGATAGCGGAAACAAAAAACCCACGCAAATCCGTCTGACTCAGACACAAGTTAAGCTAGCTCGCCAACTTGGTATTAGTCCTGAGCAGTATGCAAATCAATTATTAAGGGAGGCTTAATATGTCAGAAGAAAATAATACTACTAATCAAGTGGAGGCAGTTTCATCTGATACTCCTGAAAACCAAGAGCGTACTCCTAGAGAGACAGAAAGCCGAGAGGCTACTCAGCACACACAAAGCTGGGAAAATGCAGCTAATTTACCGACACCAGACCCACAGACAGGCTGGGTATTTAGGTACATCAGAACTGCCCTATTGGGACAATCTGATAACCCTAATGTATCTAGACGATTCCGTGAAGGCTGGCAACCTTGTAGATTGGAAGACCATCCTGAATTACAAATTCATATGATGGACCATGGCTCGGAATGGGCAAAAAAAGGTAATGTTGAAATTGGTGGGCAACTTTTATGTAAAATGCCAGCAGACAAAGCTAAAGCAAGAGATGAACATTTTCAAAATCTTGCTCAATCGCAAATGGACTCTGTTGACAATACCTATATGAAAGAACAGGATAATCGAATGGCGACCAAACAAGTGTTTGAACGCAAATCGAGAACCACTTTTGGTAAAGATTCTTAGGAGTCTTTAATAATTAATTTAAAATAAGGAGACAATTATGTCTACAAGTGCAACTCCTCACGGAGCAAGACCTGTTGGAACAGTTGTTGGAAGCCCTTATCAAGGTAAAGTTACACATTACAAAATTAAAAATGCGTATGGAACATCCATATTCTATGGTGATTTTGTAAAATGGGGTGATGATAATCCAAATACCACTATCCAAAAAGATACTGGTACTACATCATTAACTACCATTGGTGTTTTCCTTGGTTGTGCTTACACCGACCCTACTACAGGGCAATTCACACCAAATCAATATTACCCAGCTTCAACTGCTGCGGATGATATTGTTGCGTATGTTGCTACTGACCCTTTTATACTAATGCAAATGCAAGGCGATGAAACTCTAGGTCAAGATGACTTAGGTAAAAATTTCGCTGTCGTGCAAACTGCAGGAAGTACAGCAATAGGTACAAGTAAAAACGCAGTCGATGGGAGTACAGCAGCTACTACCGCCACACTACCACTCAAGCTCGTTGACTTTGTTGACGGACCTGATAGTGCAGTAGGCGATACATATACTGATGTACTAGTTATGTTTAATGTTGGACATCAGTTGCTAAACACAACTGGTATAGGTTAAGGAGAATAAATTATGGCAGCTATTTCAAGAGCGAATGAGCTTAAACAACTCCTACCAGGATTAAATGCGTTATTCGGAGAAGAATACGGCACATACGAGAACGAGCATGAAGAAATTTATGTAACTGAAAATTCCGAGAGAAGTTTCGAGGAAGAATTAAAGTTATCAGGTTTCGGAGCTGCTCCAGTAAAAGATGAAGGTTCAGCTATCAATTATGATACTGCACAAGAGTCTTTTGTAGCTCGTTATACACACGAAACTATTGCAATGGGATATTCCATTACAGAAGAAGCAATGGAGGATAACCTCTATGTATCTCTGTCAGGAAGATATACTAAAGCATTAGCTCGTGCTATGGCTTACACTAAGCAAGTTAAAGCGGTTAATCCGCTTAACAATGGGTTTAGTACCGCCTTTACATCAGGTGATGGTGTTGCTTTATTTAGCACAGCTCACCCACTAGTAAATGGTGGAACTAACAGCAACAGACCTTCATCAGGTGCTGACTTAAATGAAACATCTTTAGAAGATGCTATCATTCAAATCGGTAAATATACTGATGAAAGAGGTCTAAAGATTGCTGCTAGACCTAAGAAGTTAATCGTACCATCAGACTTACAGTTTGTTGCTACTAGACTTTTGCAAAGTGACTATAGAGTAGGAACTGCTGATAACGACATTAATGCTATTAAAACAAATGGCGTGATACCAGAAGGCTATTCAGTTAATCATTATTTAACTGATACAAATGCTTTCTTCATCACAACAGATGTTCCTGATGGCATGAAGCACTTCGTTAGAAGTCCAATGACTACATCTATGGATGGAGACTTTGATACTGGTAATGTTAGATACAAAGCTAGGGAAAGATATTCTTTTGGAGTATCAGACCCACTTGGTATCTTTGGCTCACCAGGTAGTTCGTAAGAACATTAAGGGGGAACTTATGTTCCCCCTTTTTTTTATGGTATATTATAAATCTAGGTATTTTATTAACTTGTCTATCAACTGACCTAGCAGACATTTGCCAAGATGATAGATTATTTCTTTTAGGAGAAAAATTATGGCTAACACAACTTTTAACGGACCAGTAAGAGCCGAAGGCGGATTCAAGGTCATTTCAAAAAATTCAAGCACAGGTGCAGTCTCAGATGTAGCAACTATTGCATCTACAGGTATTGTTACAGATAAGTATGTAAAGCACGTTGGCTTTGCAACTGGCGTAACAGTAAATACTACAGCAGGAGATTCTCCATCTATAGGTGAATTTACTCAACCAGCAAACACAATTATTACAGACATAAAAATATTTTGTGATACTGCTCCAGTTATTGGAACAG